AACCCATATTGGATTCCTCCCCACCGCACACGCGATAGCGCGTGCTGTGACCGGAGGTCTACAAAATCCAGCATTACTGGGCGACCCAACACGGTCGCGGGAATGGTTCCAAGGTTCTTGCGAGACGCAACAACTCGGAGCTGGGATGTGCCTGAAACCGCCTCATCTACTTCTCTAAAGAAGCGGTCTACCCGGTAAGAGAAAATGTCTCTACCGTGGTTAGACGGAGGTGTGACGGACAGGTGCACTCCCTTGCATAACTGACCTAATGTTAGTTGGGACATATATCCCAACCACTTATTGGTTAGTTTGCCAGGGACGATGGATAGGGGGGCGGACAACCCTCCATATTCCACCGGAGCCCCTACCGGGAAACCCTCCTCATGGAGGTATTTCCACTGGTAGTAAAATGGGCTTCTTCTGGCGAGTAACTGGTGACCCCAGCTAGATCCTAGCTGGGAGGAATGATCCTGTGCCGATTGGCACTGGGAACTCCAGTTCAACTCACCCTTAGAACCTCCAGGAGGTGCAGTCCAGATAGAAACACTTTCTATCGGCTGCGGCACGCCATGCACATACGGAACCTCCGTAAAGATAGCATAGCGAGGATGGTAAAACGATTTAGGGACGGAGAGAACCCCTCCCATCGACACAAACGTGTCATCGTATACTTTCCTCCTCCTGGGGGTCATGCAAGGGAGGAGGGCGTCATCACCGCAAGTATTTGCAGGTTGATCGTGCCCCTCTTTAGTCCCCTTGGCCCTCCGAAATCGGGGGGGGACCTCGGTGTAGGGAACTTGGGTTGCGGCTCTCTTCAAACAGTAGAGAGTCATCACAGGCAACACAGGGAAAGAGGTGGGATCTCCCATCATCTGCCCAGTGGACGTCACCTGTGCATCCAAGTTAAGGAGCCTGTTATTGAACACGATATGTGCCCCAATGACAACTCCCCGCCAACTACCCGACTGATCGAGTTCGCCATTCGCCAGTGACTTCAGCGTGTCAAATAGACCAATGTCTATGTGAGACGGTGGGTCAATGAGTTTGACCTCTCGAGCATCTAGGATCAGTCTCTTAGACCCAAACAACTTTGGGAACAAGAAGGTGTACTGATCCAAGTAGGGATACAAGCGGACAAGTTCCTCATAAAAGGTGCTTGTCAGCCACTCAGGATGGAAGTCCGTAGCCGCAGTTGCGTCTATGGAGTACCAGT